CATAAAAAAAGAATCAGGAATAGAAGTAGACATTTGGGCATCACGCCAGATTGCCAAAGCTTTTGACAAGTTGAAGTTAGAATACCCACGTACCGAAAAAACAAAAGAACCTTCCTTTACACAAAATTGGTTGATTAATAATAAAAACAAAATAGCACAACTTATTGTAAGTGCAAGAGAGGTGAATAAATTTCATGGAACTTTTTTATCTTCTATCATGAAGTATCAAGTTAATGGGAGAATACATGGTGAGATAAATCAGTTAAGAGGAGATAATGGAGGAACTGTTTCTGGTAGACTGTCCATGAGTAACCCAAATTTGCAACAAGTCCCAGCTAGAAATAAAGATTTTGGTCCTAAAATTAGAAGTCTTTTTATTCCAGAAGAAGGTTTTAAATGGGGTAGTTTTGATTACTCACAACAAGAACCAAGAATGACAGTGCACTATGCAGCATCTATAGGTGATGGTTATGAAGGATCAAATGAATTAGTAGAGGCCTATCAAAATGCAAGTGCAGACTTTCACCAAACTGTTGCAGATCTTGTAGGTATAGAAAGAACACAAGCTAAAACAATAGGATTAGGTTTGATGTATGGCATGGGTAAAAATAAATTAGCTATATCATTAGGAGTATCTAAAGAAGAGGCCGATGAATTAATAATTAAATATAACAAAAAAGTTCCTTTTGTAAAAAAACTATCTGATAGATGTAAATATGCAGCTGATGAAAAAGGTGTAATACGAACAAAAAAAGGTAGAAAGTGTAGATTTGATTTATGGGAGACAAGAGATTTTGGTTTGCATGTTGCAGAAAAATATGAAGATGCAGTAGCTAAATATGGAAAAGATAATATTAAAAGAGCTTATACTTATAAAGCTTTAAATAGATTAATACAGGGTTCTTCTGCTGATCAAACAAAACAATCAATGTTAGATTGTTACAATGAAGGCCACTTACCTATGCTACAAATACATGATGAATTATGTTTTAATATTAAAGATAAACAACATGCAGAACAAATACAAAAGATTATGCAAAATGCAATTGAGTTTAAAGTTCCTAGTGTTGTTGAATATGGATTAGGAGAAAGTTGGGGAGATGCTAAATAAAAAAAATTTACCGCATGATAATCAAGATTTAATAGGATATGCAGCAGGTTTATTTGATGGAGAAGGCAATATAAATTATGCACAGTATAATTGTAAAAACCCTTCAGGTAAAATTTATAAAAAATGGAATGTAGCAATGGAGATTGCTATGACTGATTTAGATTGTATTAAAAATTTTTATGACATTGTTAAGGTAGGTTCTATACATTTCAAAGGTATTGGAAAAGGTTCATTAGGTAAAAAGAATCAATGGAGATGGAGATGTTCACATCAAAAAGCATTGCATTTAGCTAAGTTATTTTTGCCTTACTCAGTGGCTAAGAGAAAAAAATTATTTAAGATTATAAATCACTATGAGTTTAAAAAGCCGACAGATGCCCTAAGTAAAAAGTTTCCTTTTTTAAAAATTAAGAAAAGTTAACTAGCAGCAGCTAAATTTTCTTGTACATCTTGATATTTGATCGCATTTCTTTTTGATCTCTTTCTGTTTTAAGCATATCAACTGTACACAGACCGTTAGTCATAAGATCAGCTGACCACTTATTTTCAAGCTCTTGAAGTTCTTTCAACAACTTTATTTTTTCAGGACTCATTTAAGTTCCTCATAAGTTATGTGAACCCTAGCATTACCAGTGAAACCATCTTCGATTATTTCAACCTTACCCTGATCCACTTGTTCTGACAAATTCATTATCGCATCTTTACAGTTTGCAGCTTCAACAACATGGTCTATTTGCTGCCCTCCCATACTAGCTCTGATACGATAAGCCGTCATAAGATATTATAAGATATTTTAA